CGCTCGAGCCTCAATCTCTTTCAGGTTGCTGGCAAACAGGGGCAGCAGCTCGACGCCGCTCTTGCCAAACAAATCCACGGCAGCCGCAGCTTGCGCGGCCGGTCCTTTAATCTGACCAATCGCAGCCGCCACCGCCCGAAACTGCTCTTCCGGGCTCTTGGCTAAAAGCTCATTGACGGTCAAGCCAATGTTGGCAAACGCTTTTTGTGCAGTGGCAGATCCGGCGGCGGCGTCGCCAAGAACGACAGAAACCTTCTGCAGGCCACCCTCCAGGTTTTGCACGCCGGCCAAGTCTGCCGCGACTTGAAACCCTTGCAGCGCGTCAGTGCTGACGCCCGTTCGCTGGGACAGGTCGTCCATAGCGGCGATGGCTTCGGTAACACGCGAAGCCATGCCAATGGCACTACGGGCAGCGTCAGTAAATGCGGACGCCAGCCGGGTGCCGATCTCGATGCCGACCAACGCCCGCAGGCTGCTCGCGGCACTCGAGGCAGACTTGCTGAGCTTGCCCAGCATCTTCTCGGTCTGGTTCACGCCACGACCGATGCCCGCCGTGTCGGCGGTAATCTTCATGTTCAGGCCGACTGCGGTTGCCATCAACTACCTCGCAGTTCCTGCTTGAGTTGACGCAGCATCTCGGCCAGCTGCTCGGGGTGCTGCGGCGGCTTTTCGATGGGCACGAAGTCGATGGCCTTCGGCGGCCGCCCCTTGGGCGAGTACGGGGCCAGCATCGACGAGGCGAGCACGCCGGTCTGGTGCCATGGATCGGGCAGCGGCATGAAGTAGGTGTGCACCGCCACCCACTCGCTCAGCTCTTGGGAATCCATTTCGGTGCATATCTGTTTGACGCTCCAACCCAGACATGCGGCCAACCGGAACAGAAACAACCGGGCTGGCCGCAGGTTCAGTTTTTTGCGAGCTCCTCCACGTCCTGGTCGGTGAGCTTGTTGTGCCGCATGGCCGCTTCCCACAGCGTGCCCACCACGCGGGCTGACTTCTTCGCCAGGGCGTCTACCTCTTCCTTGGTGAAGAGCAGCTCGCCCTTGTCGTTGCACAGCACTCGCTGCAGGAACTTGCTGCGGAAGTTGGGCACGCCTGTGGACTTGTTGGCCATCCACTCGTTTTCGTAGCTGTCACGCTCGCCCACGCTCATCACGCGGATGTGCACGCTGCCGCCCCACTCGGGCACCGGCACCTCGAGGAGCCCTAGGTCGTCGGCCGCCAGGATTTGTTCTTTGCTCAATGCCATTGGTCAGGTGTCCAAGAGTTTGGCCGTGAACGTGTACCGCGTGACTCCGTTAAGCTCAGGCGTCGCGCTCACTGCCGTACATACTGCGTTGTATGTCAAGGACACGCCGCCGCCGGACACGGCCAGCGCCTTACGCTTGCCATACTCCTGCGTGTTCATATTGACCGTGCCGTAGGCCGAGATGGAGATGTCCCCGACCTCGTCGCTCCAGCCGGTCGAGGTGCCGCTGGCAGAGCGGTCCTTGCGGACGCTGCCGTAGAGTGGCAGGCCCAGCTCATAGACCTCAGTGAAGGCAACGCCGCCCCAGGTCGCCGCAATGCCGGTTGAGTGAGTTGCCATGCCGGGCCTCCCGGCTTAGCTGACCCGCACGGTGGCCGAGCCGCGGACGATGTCGTTCAGGGCCAGCGTCACGCTCGAGCTGATGACAGTCGCGTTGCCGCTCATGGCCACAGGGCCGGTGATGGCATAAGCGCCGGTCGTGCCGCCAGTCAGCTGCGTGGTGCCGATGTAGTCGAAGGAGATTTCCTTGCCCGTCTCGCCAGTGCCTGATCCCTTAAGCGGCCGCGCCATGCTGGTCATCTGCGCGCCCGTCGTCAGCCCGAGATGCGAGGTATCAATACGGTCGGACTCGCCCGACACGTCCGAAAAGTTGATCGTAAGATTTGTGGCCGTGAAGGTAGATCCTGCAACGGTAAGCCCGACGCCAGTTGCGTACGTTCCCATGTATTAGCTCTCCTGCCACCAAACGTCGTAGGTCTGTGTGATTTGATACGCGGGCGGTAGGTCGCCGCCCTGCAGTGTCACAAAGTCATCGGACTCGCTGACCAACGACGCCTGCGACACTGTGCAGCCTAGGGCAGAGCCCCCGTACCCATCCAGAACCACACGGCATGCGTCGGCCGCCTCGCGGGCCTGCTCGTAGGTGCCACCGTAGACCAGGACCTCAACGCTCAGCCGTGGCACTCCCATGGGGGCCACCAGCGTCTGCTCGCGGTCCACCGCGCTACGGCGGTACGTGGCAAACGGGTACGTGGCTGACTGCGGGGCCATGACGGCGTAGATCCGCCTGCCCATCAACCGGGCCACGGCCGGGGCCGCCAACAGGGCTCGGAGCAAAACGGCTTCGGGGGATTTGAGCATTAGCCGGTCCTCGCTCGTCTGGCCATGTCCTTGTTGGCCCGCTCGAGCACGGTGGCCATTTGCTGCTTGAGAACGCTGGTGATTTGGCCCTTAGAGCTTTCAAACGCCGCACGCACTGGCGGCTTGCCCGTGCTGCCGCCCACGGGCATTTTCTTGAGGTTTACCGTTTGGCCGGCAGGTGCCGACTTAAAAAAGCTCTTGGGATATTTGGGCGACGCGGTCATGAGCCGGCCAGCGTTCTTGCCGCGCCCCGGCGTTTTGATGGTCATGCGGCCGCCACGGCCTGCCACCTTGCTGCCGAACGTAGAAGCAATGCGGCCCTTGGTGCGTCGCTCTTTGGTGCCGAACTCCAAAAACCCTTGGTGGTAGCCCTTCTTGTCTTCTTGGCCCTTGCGTCCACCAGCTGCATAGCCTGCCAGGCCGTAGCCCTGCGTCGCCTTGCGGACCACCGCTTTTTTGAGGTAGCCCGTTGGCCCGCGTGGCGTAATGCGGCGTAGGGTGTCCATGCCGACCTTGGCCGTGGCGTTGAAGGCCGCCTTCATGTACTTGCGGCGGATTGCCTTGGGATAGTCCTTGAGCAGCGCCCGAATCTGTTTGATCTCAGGAAACACGATGCCGGTTCCGCTGACGATGCGTGCCATTACACAGCCTCCTGGCACGTGGCGACGTGCTCGCTGCGGTTGGCGTACTCGAGCAGGCTGACGATCTCCAGCACCCGGCCTCGCCAGAACAGCCGCATGTTGTGAGTCATGCCGTCCACGTAACGCAGCCGTACCTTGTGCGTGACCGATACGTCGGCCTGGCCCAGCTCCAACGCCTCCCGGCTGCTGACGCCCTCCACGCTCGCCCACCGCTCGGCAAACGTCGCCCACTCCAGCGTGGTCTCGCCGAGCGAGTTGCGTCGCTCGGTCGCCTGCTGGATCGTCACCCGCTCGCGGAGCTTGCCAGGGTCAAGTGCCATACAGCACCAGCGTGTAGGAGGCGGTGCCAGCGGTGCCGATAACTTGAATGCTCAAGCTGTCATCGGAAGGCTCCATGTCGCTCACGCTCACGGCCCCGCTTTTGGATTGCAGAGAAAGAAGGTTTGCGTCAGTCAGTCGCACTAGATTCCCGCCCGTCGCTGAAAACGCCACGCGAGACGGCGCGGTTATCGTTGACAGGCTGCCATCGGCATTGCGGTATGTGGGCGGAATCGAAATGCTTGCCCCAGCCGTCCCCGCCGTACCCGTCACGATGGCCACCTTGCCCGACGTGTACTCGGTGGAGCCCTCCAGGCTCACCACCTTGAGCGACGTGGTGCCGTCCGTGTCGTGGAACAGCACGTCTACGTTGATGCGGCCGTTAATCGCCATTAGCGGTAGCTCCCCCAGCGGTGCGTGTCGAGCAGGGCCTTGACGCCCAGCGGCACCTCGGCCATCGACGGGGCCACGGCGGTGCGATGCTCGTACAGGTGCGAGACCATCATCAGAATGGCCGAGCGGATCGCGGCCGGTACGCTGGTGCCATCGGCCCCGTAGCCGCCCCACCACGTCACGCTCACGGCGTTCTCGTCATAGAGGTGGCCCGGCCAGGTGCCGGCGTACGTCGTGCGGATGACGCCCGGCGTGGCCGCCCGGTCCACCCGGTACTCGGCCGTGCTAAGCGTGGCCGTCTGCTGCGTCTCGAGCGTGTACGTCACGACCGTGGCCGTAGTCGTGCCAGCCTGTGCCATCGGCGGCCGCGGCAGCTCAAACTCCCGCGGAAAGGCGTCGGTGCGTAGCGTCCACTGCGTGTGGATCAGCGACCGGTCAAGGTACTCCTCGACGAACTCACGGGCCGCCTTGATGATGGCCGAGATGAGCGAGTCGTCATCCGACACGTCTACCCGCAGATGGGCCTTGGCCTCGGAGAGCGTCACGGGCTCGACGGCCGGCTGGGTCGCACGTACGAGGCTGCGGTACTTCACTGCTTGCGGCTCCGCTTCTTCGGCGTGGCGTCGGCGGTCCTGACCTCGGGCTCGACGGCCGCGGTGTCGAGCAGCTCCTGCTGCGTCTCCAGTACGGCGTAGCCGGCCAGAATCATCTCGTGGGCCTGGCCACCGGGTACGTCCAGCACCGCGCCCTTGTTGTACGACCGGAACGGACGCACAAGCCTTATCTTCTTCATTGCGGGGCTCTCCATGCAGTTTCTGGCGGCGTCATCGTCTTGGTGTATTCCGAAGTCCACTGGAAGACAGGCTTCTGCAGATCCTTGCCAGGCCACGTCACCATGTACTCGCCGTGGCCAATCGTGACCCGTGGCGTCACGAACACCTTGTTGCCGCTCTCCCGCCAGTTGGACCAGAACCAGATGTCAGGATCCCGCCGGCCGTCGCCCCAGGTGCCATCAGGGGCCGGCTTGCTCCAGAACCACGGCTTAGTGCACCGCTTCAGCGCGGCCGTGCTCAGGATCGTGCAGCCGAAGTGGGCCGTGTCCACCTCCTGGACCGGAGCGCCAAACCACTCGCGCGGCACCGATGTACTGCCACCCTCAGGCGGATTGTCGAGGTTGCCCTTGAGCGTGAGCATTGGGCGGCCGTCCTCCCGCTTGGTCTGCAGTGGTGCCAAGGCGTCACACTGGAACGTCAGGGCCAAGGCAAACAAATGTTCGATATCAGCCTGGGAGAAAAAACTGTCGTAATCTATGAGCAACAGATATTCGCACTTGTCGATAAACCCTTCCCACACCCTGGTATGCACCTGGTCCCAGAACACGCCCGTGCCCATTGTGGGGCGGATGTTGAGCGGCATGAGAGCCTGCACCCAGGCGAAGGTGTTG